AAGGCACTTAAAGACATGTTTTCCGACATAAAAGGAACTGCTAAAAAATCAGCAGCAGCAATAAGTATGGGTTTGCTGGGAACCGCCATAGGTTTTGCTATTGGAGGACCAGTAGGTGCTATAGTCGGTGGAACCATAGGAGCAGGAATTGGTTTTGCTACCAAACAATCAAAGGGAGAAATGGCCTACAATGCGTCAACATCAATTGATGGAATGTTTGCTAGTGGGGGAACTGTCCTTACTGATGGTCGTTATTTGGTTGGTGAAAAGGGACCCGAAATTGTTAATCTACCAGCAGGTGCAAGCGTTTTTAACAACCAACAAACTAGAAGCATGATGGGTGGGAACACAATCAATGTTTCCGTTAACGGAAGAGTAGGAGCCTCGGATGCAGAACTTGACGATTTAGCAAGAAAACTTGGCCGAAAGATTAATCTAGAAATGAACAGGTATAATAACACAGGGTATAGGGCGTGATTGAATGACACTTACAACGGCGAATGTTTTAGGAAATATAGGCACAACAGGACATGGACTTGATAGCACCGTGTTTCTTGAATTTGATAGCGGTCAGCAAACAGGTGATGCGGCAATTACAAACAGAATTATGCTAAGGTGCAATACTGTTAATATTGGGACAAACAAAAGAGCCAACTCTACTTCTATTCCCTTTTCCGGTATTATTAGGGGAGAGTCTACTAATGTTGTCTTGGACTTAGGAATGGTAAGTAAGACCGTTTCATTGGGAGGTATAATTCACGACCAAGTTATTTCAAGAAGACACGGGACAGAGGGAAGCGTAGTAAATAAGGCTATGACTTCTTATGAAATAGCACAATTGTTACACTCTTCTATTGATTCTTCTTTTGCCCAGCGAGACCAAAATTTATCTTCTCTTTACATTCTTATCCCTTCACGGGTAGCAGATAACTATGACTATCATTTAGGTGTAGATGAAACTACTCCCCACGAACAACTTCCTCTTATTCCATTTACATGGGCTTCTCGTAGTGCGGACCAAACTAACACGATAGGGGCCAGCGATTTTCCGGACCCAACCACACCATTAACACAAATTAAAGGTATTAGTGGTTTTATTGATACTTTTACCACAGATTTTCAACCAGCAGGAATTATTGGATTTAACCTAAGTTTCAATGAAACTCTTAATATTTCTTTAACATGAGGTTTTAGTATGCCGATTTTATATTCAAAGGACAGAAAATCATTACAGTTCCCAGCGAACTGCGATGGTTATTTACAGGTTCCCTATGCGGCTGGACAACAAAATACAGGGATTTGGGCGCACTCCGGAGGATTTACTTTTGAGGCTATTATTACCCCGTATGATGTTAATGGGAACGAATACACCACTTACAACGGAACGATTAAGTCCTTGGGTCAAGGAGCAAAGGGAATTGATTATATGTCAAAGAACTCCCGTTATGCTTCCGAGATGGTTATTTTTTACAATTCTAATATTAAGGTTGTATTGGAAAATAATACTACTGACTCAGTTAACCAGCCAGCAGAATACGCTATTAAGTTTTATTTAACTATTGATGGAACAACTACTACATTAACTTCCGATACTGTTATTGCTTCTACTATTGTTGATAATTCTTCTCTTAACCCTACTCTATACAAATATAATAAGCACACCCCAACCCTAGAAAAATACAATTCCGATGAAACTTCATTTACTGTAAGCATTGGTTCTCCGGGTTCTATTAGTGTTCCGGACGGTTCAGTATTTGTTAGCGGACAAAATGTTTATCTTTTAGATGAATCTTCTTTGGGACAAGTTACTGTTGCTGGGAACACATTAAATTTTACTAATATTACCAGCGAAGAAAGAACCTCAATTTTAGCAAACGGTTTATGGAAACTTCTAGATAAAGAACCCCTGTATGTAGAAGTTCCTCACCACATAGCGGTTTCCTACAACCCTATCGGGGGAAGAATGAATATTTTTTATGACGGACAATTGGTGAAAACAGGAGTTCACTCAACGGGGGGAGATTTTTCTTTGGCTGAATCGGACATTAACATTGGACAACAATCGGATGCCTCTACTCAATTACTAAAGAGAAAAAGTCAGTTTATGGGAGAGATGCACGAAATGGTTTTTATTAGCAGATATAAAAAAGGAGTCGCTTCAACAAATACACTTACCCCGTTCTATGGTGATGTTTTACTATACTTTGATTTTGAGGAGGCGAACTTAAGTGGCTGATGAACTTTATGTGCTTAATGAGGGGGAAACCCTTCCAACAAATTTTGCTACCGCCCTAACAACAGGGACATTTAATACCGCCACTTCTACTAACCCCTTTGTGGTAACGACAAATGGTAGTCATTCTACTAGTGAAAACTTTAACTACTACGAAGTCTATGATGGAGAGGTTTCTTCCTTTGGGGGAACAACCGCCGCAATTAACACTACTTCAACAAAAAACGCTCAAGAAACTCCCGGTTATCGGGTTCAATTAGATACAGGAAACGACAACGGATTTACTATTGATGCTAACTATCATTATTTTGTATTGGTCTATTCGGATAGTATCTACAAGCACCACTTTGCTAAATATACCGAGCAGACTAAATACGATGGAACGGTGTATAATATTGACTTCACCCCCCGTCTAAAAGAAAACATTCCTATCGGGACGCAGGTTAAAATTTTCAAGGGACCGTTGGTTAGTAGTAGTATTGTAGCGGCTGGTTATGGGTTGATTAATGACACCAACACTTCGGAAGAAAGGCACGATAAATTCGTAGAACTCAGTAGGCCCACCTTCTATTTCCTATCGGGTGATAAACTTGAACCCAACCACAAATACTCAATCGTTAAGAGACTATATGAGCCAACGGGACCAAATACGGTGAACAGTTATTCTTTCTTTAAAACCGCTCCTCTAACCAGCGATTACATTTTAGACAAAAGTTTCTATACCCAAAATGCAACTATTGTAGATAACAACAAAAATCTAGATAATCAATCCACCCCACAACTTAGAAACCCCGAAACGGGAACTGGTGCTACATATACATTTGACCCGGAAACATGGGAAGATTCCTCAAGGAATATTTACTACTCGGATAGTGGACATACCACCTATCTGGGTTTTATTGACTCTCCGGTTAGAAATCAACTTATCCCTAGCGCAATTAACATTAAAACAAATAAAACTTTAACCAACCGGGGTAATTATTTTGAAGCAAAGTTTTCCGATGTGACTAAATTTTTAGATAAGAAGGTTAATACCAATGAGAGAGTGCAGGTAAAGGAAGGTATTAAAAGACAAAATATTACCTATCTACCTCAAGCCGTATTACCGGGAGTATACAATAATCATTCAAGTTCAAATAAAATTCAAATTACTGCTTTAGCAGATGGTCAAGATTTAAGGACTCTACTTTTTAACTCTACAAGTTCTAAATATGAAGTTATTTTAATCGGAGACTATTACTACTTACCCTCGGCTATTACTGCTCCGTCTAGTGGTTCACAAGTTATTACTATTGCTAACAGAAGGGCTATTACAAATTCTACCTTTGAAGGTTCCACTACGGTTGCTTCTATGACGGACGCCACGGCCTTTAGAAAGGAATGGTCGGCGGTTGTAAGTAATTTTATTACCACCCATCCTATTGATACTGTGATTGAGTCCGGAACGCTAAAAAGAAACGGTATTGAATTAACAGATTCGGAGGCTGACATCAACGGATTAGAATATAGAATTGACGGAGAGTATTACGGATTTTCTATCACGGTTCAAAATGGTGATGGCGTCAACGGGTATGTAACATTTAGCGACTCCCCCTCTTCTTCCTACTACGCTTCTACTGATTTATTTTCTTCTTTAAAAGGAAAACTAGATGTAAATAAAATTATTTTTGAAGGTAGAGTAGAAACAATAGAAAAGAAAATTGAAATGAACCTTCACTACATTACTTTATCCGGTAGAGATGATATGGGTAAATTATTATCATCACCAGTAGATAAAAATTATCTTTACAGCGAGGACTATCTATATTCTTCTATTAGTCCTTTTACTGATGGATTTACTGATACGGGGTTAAATATCTCAACAACACTAAATGATAATACTATTTTTAAGGCTAGGCTTACGGTATCGGGAACAGTTTCTACGGAGATTAAATGGGGTGATGTTCTTTATGTCAAATTTGGAAGCAGATATATTATGATAGGTGTAAGTGGTTCAAACCATGCTGTTGCTTCTGTTCCTTCAACTTTAGATTTAATCAATGATTGTTTAATTGATGCCCACTCTAGTAACTACGGTATCAATTCCGGGTCCTTAACAATAGGGGACATCTATGTTGCTAATAAAAAGGCGTTATTAGGAAAAAGTTTAGAAACCTCTCTAAGACATGATGGTGCTACCACCCTTTACGGTTCTTTAGATAAAGGGTATAGGTTGTTGGGTAATGGTAGGTTCTTATCCAGCGATGGAAGCGAACAAAAGACTACAACCTATCTTTCATTTAATGAGGACGGTAAGGAAGTAGAAAATTTACTTATAACACAGGGTTCATCCAGTAGTAGAAAGGATGCTCCCCTTGGTTTCGCTTTTAATGAAGTGGTTAATAATTCAATTGAAAACTTAGAATTTATTACGAGCAATAACTCGCAAGATTTTACAGAAACAGAAATTGTGGTGGGATATGTTTCACCAATTGTTATGGGTAGGATGGATTTCAATAACAACGATTCATTTTATGATAACTCAATGGGAATGTATTTGGTTAACTCTAATGGACTAGATAAAGGTGGTTTTTTACATTTATTGGATAATCTTACAAATGCTGGTTCTAATGGAGAAACTAGATATGGTCCTGCTACTTACAAAAATGTTATCGTAGATGATAGGTTAGGGGTTACTACCCCTATTAAATCAAACTATTTTATGAGATTTGGTTCTCCTATTTTTAGATTTAACAATCTTGTTCAAAGTTCTCTATCTCATTACAGAAAATATAGAAGGGAACTAGATAGATTTAGTGATGGTGGAGGTTACGATACGGTCAAAAATAGTCCACCTTCGGGTTATGAGGATAATTTTTTCGGATTTAATTTTTATGCTACTTCGTTTAGGATAGAAGGTAATTCTACTGTAAGTAGAACATTCTATTCCGATACAGTCAGTAGCAATCTAAAAGACTTACCCGTAAGTTATACAGGATATTACCCCGTAGTGGGAAGCACCCATATTGACATATCAACTTTTCCTGAATCTTATAGGACTAGTAGTTTTAATTATGGGCGACTAGTGGGAAGGCGAACCGGGGGAACTCCCTTTGAAATCTTAACTAACAAAGAAAGAGTAGAAATTGACGACCCCTCTATTGTAAACCCATTCTTATATATCTTGGGAGATGCTCTACCAGTCAACAAGAAAAGAAAGGACAGTCTATTTAATCAAGACATCAGTAAAAATTTGGCTGGGTATTATGCTATGGTTAAATTTAAGTCAACGAAGAGTCCTACAAATTTAGAACATAGAAATTATATAGGTAATACGCAACTAGAGACTTTATATGATTCCGACTATAAATTTTTTCCTATTAATAGTGTTTCTAATAGTAATCCTTTAAGAATGAATTTAATGAGATTAAGAACTATGACTGTTGATAAGGATTTTAACGAAATCAACTTTGAACTTTCTAAAGATAAATCGGTTATTAAAACAGGAACAAAGGTAAATAGACAAGAAATTTCTCACTCTTTACCTAGAGGGGGACTGAGTTTATATTCTGTTAATACTACTAGTGCTACATCTAGTAGTTCTACTAGTATTGTTGTTAATGATGTTACAGATTTAAATAAAACTATTAGTGCTTCTATATATCACAAGGTTTTATACACCAGTCCTAGTGATGATTCTACGGGATTTTCTCGTTTATTGGGAACTATTTCTAGTATTTCTGGTAATACGATTACATTAACTGCTAATTGTGAAATAGATGGATATAGTGGAGAAATTTATGTTAGCGATGGGGCAAACGAACACCAAACAGAAAATCTCACTAGCGGCCATACTGATATTACACCAAATTTTACCCAATCCGCTGCTAGGGGGACGGGTTCTAATTTAAACTATGAGGTTTTAGATAATGCTACATATGTTAGGACAACAGCGATTTCTTCCGAAAGTCAATTAAATCCTAAATTTTTAAGAGAGGGCTTTACTAATTCTAATAACAGAACTAGAGTAACTATAGATGCTGATTTACGAATTACAAATATTGCTGGAACGGGAACAAACACCGCTACAATTACTTTTAGTAATAATGCCGCTGGGGTTTCCCCCGACCTACAATATTTTAATAGAGATGATGATGTAATTACAATTTCGGGGCATACCAACACTAACTTTAATATTGATTACACTATAACAGGAAGAACCTCTAACTCTCTTACAGTTGAAACAGTTAGTAGTAGCGACCCAATTACTGGGGAGTCGGATGATACCTCCGATGTTTCTTGCAGAATTTTTTCTGCTAGATATAGACATGTTGTTGTTAACCCTTATAGATTAGAAAACGATGGGGGATATGTTTATTATGTTTCAACGGCTGAGGAACAAGGAAACGGTATCTATACTGGAATGAAAATTACAGTAATTGGGCATTCTAATCCAAGGGGGGCGGTAGGGACCATAAAGGCTGAGTTATCAAATTTAAATCAAACAAATAATTACGGAACGACTATTACAAAAAGTGAGGTTAATTATGAGAATCCTACAACAAGTAAGTGGAAACTTACAACGGCAGGGTATTTAGGAAATTTAAGCCCTAGAGATTTACTAACAGAGACCGCAGATATTCAAGTATTATATGTTCCCGTAATTGATATGGCTATGGCTAATATTAGTGTGGTAAGTGGAACGGGGTCAAGTGATGATTACGGCAGTAAAACTATCATCTCAATTGATGTAGACTACACAGAAAAATTTAATAGAAAGGTAGGCACAAATGCAAGCACTAATGACAGTAGGTGGATTCATTATATTGGGGACTTAACAGGTAAGTATCTTTATAACGAAAATGATGGAACCCTGCACTATATTAAACACCATCATATGTCAAAGCAACCAACTAGTGGCACGGAAAATTTTAGACACTTTTTAGAAGTAGATAACGGTTCCGGTATTGGGGGTTCGGATAAACTTACCGTTTTATCTGTTTGTTCGCTTACTACTCAAGCAGATAAAAGTGCAATTTCTTTATACGACTACTCTCAAAAAAATGTAATTAACCCCGCTACGGGTAGATTTTATGAGGAGGAGACTCCTAAGAGAGATTGGCAAGCACACACACTAACAACAAATTCTGTAACATTTGAAAACACAGAAGCAATAGTCAAGGGAATGTATGTTTTAATGGATTGTGATAGTGCGGGTTCTGCTTACTTGGTTCACAGAAATACATCTAACTCTTTATTTACAGCAAATAATAATTACTCGGTTTGTTTAACAGATGGAAAAAATAAACTAGATGCTGGACTATCTGTTAGAAGTAGACCTAGATTATCGGGAGGCTCTGTTTTAACCTTTATTTTTTCTAATATGAAAACTTTTTATGGTTCAGTATCAATTGGGGAAACATTCACAATTAAGGTAATCGGAAATTTAAATTCATCTAATGTAGAAAGTGTTAAAATCGTTTCTCCCTTACAAATTCAATTAGAAGCAGAAGAAATTGCAGATGATATTCTTACTTCTATTGGGTTAACTTATAATAAATCCGAAGACTACGGTTCAGCAGGGCATAAAAAATATTACATCGGTTCAAATTTTGATGGACAGGATTCTTATACTGCTATTAATAGTGTGCTAGACTATAAAGACTTGAAATTAAAAGTAAATGGTGAAAGATTTGACATCCTTTCAAATGATACAGATAAGGAATATAGACCGATAGAACTAACAGAGGATAGTGTAGACTATAATATTACCTCATTTAAAAGAGATATTTCTTTGTATGACAAGTTTAATTCGGTTGTAATTATCGGGGATGGCGTAAGGGGCATTGCGAAAAATCATTCACAAATCCAAGCGGATGGTTCCGAGCGTGTTAAAGAAATTTATGACTTTTCTATTACGGGACAAGCCCAAGCAGATGAAAGGGCTATCAAAACATTAAGGGCATTTTCTACTTTATCTAACGCTATTCAAATAGAGGTTGCTTCCGACCTTCCACACATTGAACCGGGACAAATCATTTCATTAAAATTTGAAAGGGAGGGCATCTTCCGTGGGGATTATACCGTTATTGAGGTAACTAAGGAATCCGGCTATCCAACAAAACTTTTATTAGGAGAATACACCAAAGACCTATCAACGACACTATCGCTGTTATTGGGTGAAACACGGAACCTACAGGGGAGGAATAAGCAAGTATACAAGTCCTATGCTAGTCCCTCTATTACTTTGCAGAAGGCTAGACTTAAATTCGTGAAGGCTACAATTACTAGCAACATTGGTGGGGCAACAGTATTAGGTTTCGGTTCAACAATAGGATTTGATATGGGGTTGGGATTATGATTACTAGGGACGGACGCACTGATATTAGAGATTATATCATTGACAAATATACAGTAGCAAAGGTGGGAACCGGCGGAGATAGCACTAACCCAAATGCTTCCGACCTAGACTCTCCCATAGGGGCTAGTCTTACTGCAATTACGGTTCAGTCTAGCGGAGAGTCAAGCGTTGATTGGACATTTACAATTTTAGGTTCAGCGTATGTGGGTCATACTATTAAGGAAGTTGGTATTTTTCACGAGGACTCTGACGAAATGATTCTTAGGGTAAATTATGACGGTATCGGACCACTTACTTCCACAGATGAAGTAGAGTTCGTTATTACTATGGAGGTAGACTGATGGTAGCAAATCAAGGAAAAATTACAACTTTAAATGACGGTATTAGTGGAACTACTGGTATCACAGACGGAACAGATAAAATGCATTCGGGTATTTTGAAAGCCTTGTTTGCTATTGCTTCGGGGAGTAGGGTTATTGAGTGTGGTGATTTTACAGAAGACACGACAGGTAGTTTTACTACTTATACTCTAGCGGCTGACATTATTTATACCTCTCTTGGAAGTGAAAATACAATTAGGGCGAATCAAACTGTCACTATGACGGCGGCTAACGCTAGTAATACTCGCCATGATTTGATTTATATTGATACTGATAGCACTATGAAAATTAAAACGGGCAACGATTCTGCTACTTCTATTGTTCCGGAATTAGATACTGGGGAAGTCCCTGTTGCTTTAATTGAAGTGGTGGGGGGTTCTGCTGATGATGCTTCGCACAAAGTTCAACTTTATTTAACGGAAATTAATTTTAGAGATGCAAGTTTAATTAGAGTAAAAGCCGCTACTGGTGTTAATATTTCTAAAGGTGAAGCACTATACATTTCAGGGACTCACAATGCTAATGTAGCGGAGGTTGATTTGGCTATGGCTGATTCTTCTTCAACTATGCCCTGTATTGGGGTTGCTTATAGTGATTTGGCTTCGGGTGAAGAAGGTTTTGCGGTTGTATTGGGTAAGGCTAATGGAATTGCCGCAGACCCTTCATCATTTAACGCAGGTGATACCTTATATGTTTCTCCCACGGTGGCTGGTGCTTTAACTAATACTAAGCCTACTAGTGCTTCTCATTTAATTCAAAATGTAGGAATTTTATTTAATCCCCACCTCACTAATGCTTCTGTTAAAATTACAGGAGTAGGTAGAACAAACGATGTTCCCAATAGAACTTTCGTTACACAAGGTAGTGATGATTTAGAAAATAGTTATCAATTACAGGGAGGAACAGGAATTAGTTTAGCGGCAGGTGGTTCGGGGTCAAGTAAAACACTAACAGTGACAAATGATTCTCCCGACCAAACTATTACTTTAACTGATGGAACAGGGATTACTACATCAGGAACTTATCCAAACTTTACAATTACAAATTCAGCACCGGACCAAACAGTAAGTTTAACGGGTGGAGGAATTACTGCTGTTACGGGAACTTACCCTAACTTTACTATTACTTCAACGGAAGATGATACATTAGATGATGTTACGGGTAGGGGTGCTACGACAAGTAATAACATTACAGTAGGTAATGCTACTATGAATACCGCTACAATTAATACAAAATTAAACTTATCAAAAATTGGTGCTTTAGATGCTAATGCTGATGTTATCGTGCAATATATTGATGCAAGTCAAAATACTCCTGCTCATCAATATACTTTACCAGCAGCGTCTACGGTTGATGGTTCAGTTTATATTATCAAAAATTTAAACGCTTCTAATAACATGAATATTCTTCCAACAGGTAGTGATGTTTTTGAAAACAATGTTATAAGCACAGATGCCCGCTACATAAGTTCAACTCAACTTGCAATAAAACCATTACAATCAGTTATGCTTCAAGCCGTTACGGATTCTATTATAATTCCTTTAGTTCCAACCCCTACTACTTTAGCATCAGGTTGGATGATTTTAGAAACTGATACCGGTGGTGGCGGCTCGGAAGTCAATGATTTAACGGCTTCTGTAACTTGGGCAGATGTTCCCGATGCAAACATTACTGAATCTTCCGTTACTCAGCATAGAGAAGCAATTCAAGATAGAGTTATTGTTGAAACAGGAAATGACAGTCCTGCGTCTTCTGCGACTGAATCGGGAAATTACTTTTACCGAGCAAGTGGGGAAACTAACACATTCAACATTCCTAACGATTCCTATGTAGGGGAATATTATGTGTTGATGAACAATAGTGGAAGTTCTATCACTATTGATAAGGATGCAGGTGATACGCTAATTGGTTCTACTTCTATTTCGGACGGTTCTGCGGCTACTATTATTTGTGTGGCGGCTAATACTTGGTTTGTGGTGGGGTGATTAATTGCTTGCTGGTGTTGTTGGGACTTGTCAAAAGTATGACAATGACAAGAAGTTCAACTTGGCTAACATTGAAACCTTTCACATTACGAATGCAAATCAACCAACAGGAAGAAACTTCAATTTTACTGAAAATGATTCGGCATGGATGACTGGTTTAAGAGTATATGGAAATAATATGTATATCACTAACAGGGGAAATAGTAACTTACTTGATAGCAATACTGTGTTTATGAATGCCTTAGCAATTGATAATGCAGATGGTATTCCCACACAAAACGCCATAGATAATGCTGGAGGAATTGCGAGGTCGGATGGTTTTGATTTAGACCCAACAGGAACTAAAGCCTTAATTGCTGGCTTTACAACAGATAGGGTTTATTCTGCAACCTTAACAACCCCATTTGACTTTTCCACAATAGGCTCTTTTTCCACTAGCCCTACTATTGGTAATAGCCCAAGAGGTTGTGTTTGGGGTAATGGGGGTGCAAAGTTTTACACGGTAGGGGGTTTAACTGCAACAAGCAGTAGCATTAGAGAATATAATACTGCAAGTTCATATTCGGCGGGAAGTGCTACTTATGTTAATCAAATTGTTCTTTCAGGTTCAAGTGCTTATAACGCCGTTAGTGACATTAACATTAGTGCTGATGGAACAAAAGCATGGCTAAGTTCTGCGGCGGGGTATTTGTTCTACGGTGAATTATCTACTCCTTGGAGTATTACTACTTTATCAATTGTAACTACTGTTGATATTAATTCCTTTTATGCGTCTTATTCTCCAGCCAGCACAAGTGCAAACTCATTTCCTTGGGTTTGTGGGGTGCATTGGAACGAAGATGGAACCAAATTGTATGTTCTTTCTCTTTGGGGGCAAACTGATTCAACACAGGTTAGCGGAGTCGTAAGCCCGCCAATCGTTGAAGGGACAAGCGGATTTCCCCCAACAGACACTAACACATTTGCGGTTATTGAATTTAGGAGAAAATAACTTAATAACATTTAAATAGTCAAAAGAAAAGTCAATAATTAGGTAACACCATGTCTGCAAGCGATATTGATGAAGTCCTTTCAAGGGACACCGAAGGTAAATTAAATTGGCTTGTCGGTGAGGTTACAGAAATCAAACAGGATGTTTCAGTAATTAAAAATAATCACTTGTCTCATATTGAATCCGATATGAATTTAATTAAGAAAGTTTTAGGTGGCGTGGTTGTGTTTTTAATAGCGGCATTTACAGGAATACAGGTGATGTAATGAGTTCCGAAGACCCAATACAAAATCATAGATTAGACCGCTTGGAAGAAGCCTTTACTAAAATGGCTGAGGCTCAAGCGGAAAGAGATATGCAAATGTCCTCTTTGACCGGGGCCTTAGAAGTTCAAAACTCTGTAATGAAAGAAGGATTTGAACTTATGAAAAAATTAGCCGCCGCAATTATTGGTGTGCTTTCAGTAGTAATTGGTGGAACACAGGTGATGTGAAATGTGGTTTAGTATTCTAAAAAAGACAGCGGTTCCTAACGCTAGAACAAGAAAAGAAATTGACAAGTATATGGAAACAGTAGATGGTAAAACTACTGTTAGAGAAGTCAAGAATGCTATGATTAAAAAACTAGGGATTTTTGCTGATACTGCTGGAAATAAATTTCTTAACTATTTAATGGGATGGCATCACGAAAAAATGGAAGATTACAACGAAAGAGAAAAACACCACATGGATTACAGATGGGGAACGGGGTTAGATTAAAATGGCTAGAACAGAAGGAACAGGACATAAGGATTCAGTTAATGACCGAATGATTAAATGGACAGCCCTACCAGTAGTTTATCTATGGATGGCGGCTTCCGGTTCAGTAGTGGCGATGGGTATTCTTAAGCCCGAAGTTGTGCTGGATAATTTAGAAGGATTTATTGCTCTTATTGCTATCATTGGGGGGACGGCACAACCGGCCTTTGCGACCATGCTTGAACTGTGGAAGGCTGAACAACAAACTGAAACGGAACTTCACCCGTCAGTTATTGAATCACAAACTAAGGTTATGGAGGCCCGTGCGGAATTAGATAGAGATTTGGCCCGTGAAGCACAAAAACACATGCATATGATGGATGCAGAAGAACGCCGAGCCAAAATTGAACTTGTCCGAGAGGGTAAGGCTGTGTTTAAAAAAGATAAGTCGGAATAATTAAAAAATTCGGATTTGTCAAAAACGCAAAAAAAAGGACTACCGCCCCCCGAAGGGGACGATAGCCCAATATTACTTACCACTCAATTTCAATTTTATGGAACTCGTTCTCGTCTTCGTTAAAATACTCAATTTGTTTATTTAGTCTACCTTTTTCCCAAACCTCGTAAGAGATTTTAGAATCCAAAACACAATACTTGACAACATCTTCATACCTCCCTTCTGCCCACCACTTCACAGCGGTTAATCCGTCTGCGGATTTTTGAGTTCCTAAATTACATTTTGCCAAATTATCTAACGAAACATGGAATCCATTAGAATACTTATTCATAATCCGGCTAGTATCAATACATCTACTATCTTTATTATCAAGGAATTTCTTTGCGATAAAAATATCCATTGAATCACGAAGGGCTGGTAGGTCAAAACTAATAATGTTGTGTCCTAACAAAACACCCCCCTCATCAAAGTGTTGGTCCAAGTCGTATTTTAAACTTCTAAGAGACTTAACCAGCACCCCGTCAATACTCATGGGTTTATCTACATAAGCCCTTGATTCTTTTCCGTCCCATGTTGTAACACAGGTAATGTTCCACATATGGGTATTATTCCACCCCCCAATGTCTGCCGCACTATTTCCTGTTTCAATGTCAATTGCTAATACTTTACTCATTTTTATACACCTCTATGTCTTTGATTTCTTCCAAAGAATACCCACTTTCTACTAAATTAGCAAGACTATTTAAATGTTCCTCGCTTATAAAGGTCATTAGAATATCCACTATATCATCCTTAACTATCCATTCCTTTTCAAAATACTGACGAAGCAGTATAATTTTATTCTTATTCATCGTTAGTTGCCCTCCTCATATAAACTTTTTTATCTCTCTTTTCAATTTCAAACAAATGTTCCGCTTTAGACCAAAGGCGGTAGAAAGTTGCTCTAGCCTTCTTTGTCTTCTTAAGGTAGGTTTGAATCACACTCGTTTTTGTAACCCAGCCATCAGTAGCATTTGACTTTTTCTTGGTTTCTTCGTAGCAAGAAATGACAATGTTTTCTACTTTCTTAGATTGAGTTCTAGTGTCTCCACCCTTGAGTTTCATACTGAACCAGTCCGTGATAGAATCAAAACTACTATCTGTAAGAATCTTTGCTTGGTCTACATGACGAGCCGTTACGACAGAAGACTTTTCCGAGATAGCACACAAAGTAGCGGCAATACCCATATTATTGATAGTATTCATTCGGAATGAATCAAGTGCTTCATACATTTGAACACCCTCGTAATTATCCATGTGTCGTCGCATACCCTTGTTGACAACCTTAAGACGATTGAGTGCTTCCTTTTGGAAAACAGTAATTGCTCTTTTGTCTCCTGTTTCTTGTAGGCGGCGTTGCACCCAAAGGTAAATGTCATAGAGTTGGTCTGCATACTTCTCAAAGTCCAAAGCATCTTCTTCTGTATCACGGATGATACCAAAACTATCTAAGTAAATGTCCTCCATTTTTGCTTTCAAGGAGGGTGGAATTTCTCTAACATATAGCCACATTCTTTGAAACACACCCTTAGTAAGAATAACTGCTTCCAACCCTTGGGGTGGAAGAGTCGTAGCCCAAAGTGAACGCTGACAATCAAGCACTAGTGGGTCCGACCATTCAGTTAGTCGCTTCTTAATTAGATGGGTGTCCGAGTCTAATTTATTCATAAACTTTTGAAACATCATCACCGTGTCCTGTTTGTGCTGACTATCCTTGAAAATACCTGAATGTTCAAACTCATCAAACGCAATAAACCCGGAACCAAACAAAGCACCGTTGATAATTTTATCCTTGAACTCAGTTTCGGGGTCGCCGTTCTCATCTAGAACTTCTTCATCTTCCGAATATCTGTCATTTGGTTGGTTTAGTTTAATCGTCCCGACAAGTGCTTGGTCGGTAAAGGCGTCCGGATTCTCAAGGGTAAATTTATTTACATCTGTTAGTGGTCCTCTAGGTCGCTTATTTGTAATTTCCTCAAAAACAGGGGACATTGGATATTCATTAATCCGTGTGAACAAATGTTCCCATGTAGGTTGTAGGAAATCAAACATCGTAGTCTTCCCTGTTCTAGCCGTTTGAATCCAACAGAAATGAATCCGAGTGTCAAGGGGTGTTCCAAGAACCGCCACCCTAACACAGTCTTTTAAAATCTGTCCAAGCGTCACAAAATACGACATGGCGGCTGGATAGTCGTTGTAGACAGAGTATTTTGTTACACCCTTTACCCAATCTTGTGTCGCTTTGGGTAATTCCACCGCTTCACGCTTTTCAATAATTCTTGCTACTTCTTCGTTCATGCTAACGAGACTGTCATACAGTTCCCACTCGTCTACATCAAAATCTATGCTCAATATGATACCTCCTTTTCTTCATTTAGTGCTTCTAATATACTAGAAGCGGTTATTTTTCCTATTTTTTCTACTTTCATTAGTGATTTTACATCACTTGATGCAATTTTCGCTATTGACCCGTAAGTTTCAAGCAATAAATTGGCTTTTTCTTTTGTAATGCCTTTGATTTGTGTTAAAATATCAATTCTAACATCATCTGTTCGTTTTTTCTTGGGCAACATCTTACTCAAGTCTACTTTTCTGTCTTTGTTGTAAAAACAAGCGACGATAAACTCCGCCGCATCCCTTGTAGAGGGAATCCAAACTACTTTTGTGTTAGTGTCAAGAGTAATTGCTGACATAGCACCCACTAGTCTTCTTTTCATTTTATCTATAACTGATTTGTCAAATGTTTTAAGGTGTGTTCCTAGTTCGGAAGCCCTACCGTGAATTAAAACAATTGTTTTACTGTAATTGTCCTCCATGTTGCTAATTTGATTAAACATTCTCTTTTCCTTTACGGAGTAATAGAAATCATTAACCGATTTTGCCTCAATACAGATATTTTCTCCTACATAATCACCTACTTCAAGGAAGGTTCTTTCTACGGGAACTCTAGCCAAACCAGCAAAGTATTCTACATTAGAACACAATACGGAACTTTCTCTACTATCAATTATCATCTCCATACCTCCAACACTTTCCAACACACATTCCTTTATCAATTAAAGTAGCGCAAGAAGCAGACATAAATCGCTTATTCACCACATAATTAACAAACTTTCTAGTAGTGGCTGAATTGTAGTCAATCCAAACATCTTCTTTGCTAGCAATTTGTTCAATTTCAGCACAAATAATATTGGTAATATCGCTGAGAACCTCGCCTTGAAGTTCTCTCGGACTACCTTCAATGCCTCGTTCAATCAAAACCATATCGGAAATGATTTCATTATACCATTGAACTAACAGATACCTAGCCTCGTGTAGGGGGTTTTGAACCAAGTTAGCAGAAGCCAAGCAGGGAATCACCGGCAGGGTAGCGGGAGAATCCACACTTTCAATCTCAATGCCCGCCGCCTCAATATCCTTCACTTGAGGCCACTCAAGCAATTGCTCTCCGTAGTATTCTTCCTTCCCCGGTCTTTGCTTCTTGCTCATGTTTAGAATAAAATCCAAATCATGTTTCAAATCAGCCTGTATCAAGGGAATAGAAAATCTTTTGGCCCCCATGTGATAAGTATTTTGCACTCTTCGTAGGCGGGTTGTGTTGATAACCCGATGGTCAAGGCGAGGGGACTTTTTGATTACATCATGGCAAATATTAAAAAATGCCTTGACTCTTCTCAAGTCCGAAGTTCTTTTACCATAAACGAATATGTAAAATCCTCGTCCACTAAAAGCCATCCGATGCTTTAGATTTCTATTCACCAACCAAGCATGAAGAGTTTTTAAATCCTCATATGCTTCCTCTAGCGATTCATTACCATGTGCGTCAATATCCAAAAATATTCTATCAATAATGACTGAATGCTCAAGACCTCGGTTATCGGAAAACTCATCATAGTTATACACCGAAGTATATACATTCATTTTTCCGTTGTAGATTTTAATATAATCTAAAAACTCTTCTTGGTCGTGAACAACAAATCGCTTTGGTTGTCTAGCGTTCATGTGTGGACTACCAGCCCATACTTCTCTAGGAAAATACATTTTTTCACCTCATAGTTGTTTCGTGTCCTTTTTAATCTGCTCTCGCAGTTCTTCCTTTGATGGTATTACTTTTTTCTTTTCTTTTGTTTTTTCCGGAAGGACAACCGGCTTAATGTTCATTTCAATTTTGGCTGAATCCAAATCAGCCACAATTAATTCCGTTAGGTGTAAAATGTGAAAAGTATAGAAAGCGTTTTTAATATCTCTTTTTAGTTCATCGCTTACAAAGTTAACCATCACATCAAGAGTATACTTTTCTTCACTAATAATATCATCCAAAGTATTTTCTATGTTGTAAATGTCCTTAACTGTCCACCCAAACTCCAGCACCTTTTTAATTAAATCATTTGTAACTTGTTCAATTTCTTCTTTATCCATATTATCACCAATCATAACCAATACTATTTTCTCCCTTTTCACAAACAGAGTAAAGTCCACACTTTCTACACTTCTTGTAGAAATCATCAAACGGGAACTCCGCCACTAGATAAGAGTCTACTAGTTTTTGCATAGTTTTTTCAACAGATACCTCGGTTTTTGCTTTCACAGGTTCAAGGAAAATGTAGTTGCTAGCGGGGAAAAACCAACCCCAATTAGTGAACTCCATTTCAGGGTCAAGACCGGCGGCAATTTTATCCTCGTCCGTAGCATTGTCAAATAGAATTTTGTAGAAGGCCATCTCTTTTCTCATGTGAGTGGCCTTACCATCCTTCCAAACTCCTGTCTTAAGTTCAAGTGGGGTATACCCACCATCAACAATAAACAGTCTGTCAATAATTCCTTGTAGGTGAATTTGAAGCCCGTTCAATTCAATTCTAGCGTTCAGTCTAACCTCATTACCCACAGGCTTAAAGAATTCAATCGTGCCGTCTTTCACACAATCAATAAACCGTTCAGCAGACCAAGAAGCCATACTGCGATACAAAGCCGAAGTAATCTCGTCGTCTGTTTCGGGGTATAAGTCCAAGAAACTTTTTGCTAGTTTGTTTGGGTCGTCAATATGGTTCATCGCCTTTTCAACATCAACCATTTTCCAAAACTCTTCTTGAGCGTCGTGTGCTGTTGTTCCTCTAATCATAGCCTCATTTGCTGGTTGAGAAACTTTACCTTCACCTAGCGGGTCATACGACATTCTGTAAGATGCCCTACAAAAACTGTATGTTCCTAAAGACGACTTGGTAATTTTAAGCACCGGGCTATTTTCATCGTCAGGGTTCCACTGGTAGGTAAAACCGTTTTCTAAATCTCTCTCTGTCCATTCTGTAACATAATTCATCTTGTTCCCTCCTTTAATTCATCTATTATTGATGAGGCTTCTTGCCTCGTTTGAACGCTGGATATTAAACTTTCAGTTCCACCCAACTTTCTAATGTAATCTAACTGTCTGTCCGTTGGAGGACCGTCAGTATTCTTAACTACCTTCACGGGTTCTTCCATGACCTTCCTTCGTAGGGAAGCGGTAGTCTCATCGTGACAAGGCTTACAAACCTCCACGACATTACTTCTAGCATAGATTAGATACTCTTTACCGAGTTCTCTGCACCTGTGCTGAGAAATAATGTGATGCCATTCTGTCTTTAAATCTTCACACCCACAAATAGTGCAGATGTTTTGTTTAATCCAAAATTGTTTTTCGTTCTTATACAGAACAAGTAATTCTTGTTCTAAATCTTCTATTTCCTCTTTTTTCTTTGATATTCTTTCATGTAGTTTTTTCATACTTTTAATGTATGAACCTGATTTCTTTCCCATATTACCACCAATCCTCCAATCTTGACTGATTAATGTCTCTGCGATAGAGCGACAAAGGCCACCCCATGCTTTCAAACACCAATGCAGACTTCTTGATAATTTCTGCCTCTGCTATGAACTCCCAATCGGGAATGTAAGTTTTGCTAAGTTCCATTTGGTTAATGCTTCTAAAGGCCAAGTATTCTGCGTTTTTTGACTCGCCTTTCCACAGATAACACTTCTCTTCTAAATTTTCATTGTTCATTTTGTAGTGATAGTAAGAATCCCCCTTGGCGATTTTACTACCCAAGTCGTGCTGATTATAATAAAGAATCCCAGCCGTTCCACCAGCGACCATCTTATACTCGCTTAGTGGTTTTCGTAGGCGGCTTCTCTTAATCAACCTGCTTATATCTACTTTACCCTTAACAATATTCTTATACCATTCATTACAATAGGCTACTATTTCTTCCTTATCGTTAAACAGCGATACCTTCTTTAAAAGGTTTTCTTGAAATTCCTTTGCTACCGGAGTTTCATTACTCTTCTTCATTTCAAAGCCCATGACAAAGAACTTATCCTCGTCAAGAAACTTACCGTCTTTCCAAGAAAGCCAACCACAATATCGGTTCTTTTTCTTAGAGAGGAAAAACTTGGAAGCATACTTCTCAAATTCCAACTCAACTGGTTCACGGAAAACCTGCTTTGAAATATAATCATTTAGTTTTTCACGAAGTTCTAGTGCATCCTCAACATCTTTAACCTTGATGAAAACCGAATCCGTGTGTCCGTAGATAACTTCGTAGCCCAATTGTTGAGCGTAGAAGGCCGTCATTCTCATAGCCCTACGAGCAGAAGCCGTGATTGACTTAGCCATATCCATATCGCCCCATCCGTAGCCGTCCTTTGCTAGAATACCGTAGAATGCGTTCACAACCCGCTTAGTAGCCATTTGTGCTGAATCCCACTTTTGATACTCTTCGTCCGTGGTTGCTTGGGAGCGCAGTTTCTTATAGGAATCTCGCATCTCCATTAACTCCTTGACCGCTTGAGGCAATACACCTTCACCTTCTTTGCTGAAATATATGTCGGGATTACCGGAATGTGGCTTCAAGTTCTTGGGTGTTTCCCACCAAACAGGGTAGCCACTAGAAGTCTTAGTCTCCCACGAAATATTCATTGAAGCCATCATTGACGGGTATAGAGATTTGAAGTCAAAAATAGCCACATTCTCATGTTGTCCGTAGGTCTTTTCTTCATCGGGGTCCATGACGAAAGCCGCTTCAAACTTTTCCTTTGAACCTTTCAGTCCAGTAGGAGGAACCCAAGAAGCCTTCTTCATAAAATATACACCAGCCATCTGTGAATTGTGATATGTGTTTTCAAACGGACAACCAATTAAGCGTTGTAGGGCTAATTGATTCTCGCTAACATTGAGTTTTTCGTCAATGTCCACACACAATTTTACATCTATTCTTGCGTATTCTAAGTAAGTGGTAGTGTCTTCAAGCCAAGCCCTTTCGTAAAACTCGTTGTCTTGGAACTTTGCAGAAACAACCTTGCCGTCATTTTCTAAAACCAACTTAGAACAATCATCCAACTTCAAAGAAGGTAGAGTTCCCATTTGTGAATCAGTCCACAAACGCTCAAATCTATCCATTAGGCAAAAGGTCAACCGACCCTTAATTGGTTGACCGCTATTGTGATAATTTTCAACCTTGAGATTCCAACCAACAGGTTCTCCACCAGCATAACGCCTTGAAACATTCTTGATTTCTCCGTAGGGGGACATCAGCGTTGGGTTAATATTCAACTCACACATACGAGAAATAACCTTCGGTATGTCAAAACCAAGCAAATACCACCCAATAATCATGTCGGGGTCTTGCTCTTGCATTAAACGAATAAAGGCGTAAAGCATATCGGTTTCATTTTCATATACTTCAACCCATTCTTCTTCTTTGCGAATAACTGGTTCAGCAAACCAAGTCATTACAGTAGCCTTTTGAGTGTAGTTATCATAAATACTCAGCACCGTAATTTTTCCATCGTGTTCCCCACCAACTTGAGTTTCAATATCAAAATACCACTTACGCAAATTATATTCGGGAATCTCATAGCCCGAATCAATACACCAAAGCCTAGCCGCATCCACATCACCTTGATAGGTTCTCTCGGTTTTGTGGATTTCCTGCATAATATTATATCTATCGTAGGGGTTTTCATAGTAATATTTGATAAGAGGAATACCCTTCAAATTTCTTTTATCGGTATTGCTTCTAACAAAGTCTACTCTTCTACCTTTAACAATAATGCTTCTACCGATGTTGGTATCAATTGGTAAATAAAAATAGGGACGACAATCAAATGTCTCTTCTATTCTTTCATTGTTAACATCACGATAACGAAGTTTAATCTTGTGTTCGTTGTTCTCTTGAATCGTGTTTATCATCATTTTCATCACTCAGTATTTCAATCTCAATGTCGTTTTCTCTTAGTTCATACTGCATTTGGTTTTGAATGTAGTGGATTATGTGTTGTTTTAGGTCTCTAGCGTCTGTATCTCGCCAATACCAACCACCTTTCACTAGAAGGTTTAGTTTAAATTGAGGGCCTTCACTCATTCAAATCCCTCATCATTTGTGCGAAGTCTCTTCCGTATTTCATTGTAAGTTCAATGTCCTTAAACTCTTCAAGCAAACGCTGAACATATACGGCGGCATCCATCAATTCTTCTTGAAGGTGGGTAAGCCATTCGTGAACCGAAAGGTCTTCTCTTTCCATTGTTGTCCCGTATTTCTTTTTGCCGACTTCTGCCCGTTGTTGAATTTTTATGCACACATTGTCTTCGTGTTTGCTCATTCTTCTTCCTCCGCATTAGCATTCATGTTTAGAATTGTATCAAGTAGTCTCACTTGACCAATCAAATATAGGATAACTCCACTATTGCTCTCCCCATACATTTTTAGAAACTGTTCTAGTGTTGTGTTTCTCTCGTTTAGGTTGTGCATTAGTGTATCGTGAAGTTGTTGTCGCATTGTTGCTAGCACCGTTAGTAAAATTTCTCTTTCCATATTTAAGCCTCCATTCTTGGCGCACGAAGAATAGTTACTCCTCCGTTAACAAAAACAAAGGGCATTTCATCATCGTAGTAAATATATGTCCAATCATCCTCACCTTGCAGAATAGGCTTCACAATAGGCAAAGAAAAGGAACCAACGCTGGGACCGGAATAACCATCTACTGTTTCAAGGCGAGTAGAGAAGTTTTGTGAACCCTTCTCCGAAGAAACAGTAAGTGTTTCTCCATCATACCCAAAGGTATAAACAGAAGTTCCAACCTTCTCAGCAGTTTTAAGACTCTCCACTAAAGCGTTAGTATGAACCGCTACCTTGGTAGAAAGAGTCAACTTTTCAGTAACTTGCAAAAACTCGCTTTCTTCATGGTTTGTCTCACACATAGGAGAAAACCTTTCCATTACATGAGCGTATTGGTGTCGTTCAAGGGAAGGTAATTCAGCAATAGAATTACCATAGGCAACCTTGATAATACCTTCAACAGTAATAATAGTGCATTCTTCATCAGGCAGATACTTTAGCAAAGTTTCAGCATTGACACAAAACCTACCCGGACTATCACACTCACTAACCGAGGATTCAATTCTAATGTAGGTAGACATATCCCCGTTTTCAATAGTTAGATGTTCTTTAGTAGCCGTAAGGCGAATCTCGTTCCCAAGACTTGAATTTTCACTAAGTAATCCCTTGTTATACTTACCCTTAATTAGGGCAACATTAATATCATTCTTCAATCTTTTTCCATTCGTTGTAATTTTCATGTGTTTCACCACCAATTTGTTCATAAATTCTATTCATAATACCACACAATTAATCGTTTATTCAAAGAGTATTTTCCTTGATTCCGGGTAGGCCATTCCAAGTGACCTCTCCCTTTTGATTCTCAAAAACTAAAAAGGCTTGACCTTCGTTTGTTGCATTGGTCTTTGATTTAGTGACCTTTGCGTAAAGGCTCGTCTTACCATTTCTTTCCTCACGGTAGGTGTGAATGTGTTGGTAAAGTTTAGCCGTAGTAGACTTTTCCCAATCGGGCTTTTGTCCAACTACTTCAAATCCATCATGCACTTCTTTCATGTGAGTGATGAAAAACTTATGACATTCCAATTGACAAGCCGCCTTAAACAAACGCTGGTATTCTTGCGTCCTAGCAAACCATTGGGTAGGAACCATTTTGACTTTATCAGCCTGTCGTGGGTCATTACCCTTGATGTGATTCAAACGAGCAATCATGTTTGTAGTGTCAAGCCAAGTGTCCAAACCATCAAAGACGATAGCCTTAACTGCTTGAACCTCAATTGATTCCTCTTCGTCAAGACTAATTTCCTTAGTCTCAATTGCTTCCTTAACCATCCCAATAAAGAAACGGGCCATGTCAGCAGTAGCCAAATAATCAATTGTCATGTCGTCTTTGTAGACATGGGGGTTGTAGATAAACACCTTATCATCCGAGGACCAATGTTGCCTCCAAGTAGGTTCTGCTCCTTCGTCAAAGTCCAACACAAAAACCCAATGTGTTTCTTTTTCTTCCTCCGTTCTGCAATCCAAACAGATACCCGTTTTGCCTGTTCCGGGGTCGCCCGAAACACCACAAATCATGTAAGCAAACTCATGCTCTAAAAGGTTCTTTCGTTGTGCAAACGCTCTTGCCTTTGCATTAGCAAAAGCCGTATTTCTTTCTTCTTCGTTAACGCTAGACAAAATTTTGCTAGCCTTTCCTTTTCCTTTCAAACTCATTCTTCTTCCTCTCCTTTAAATTGTTCTTTTAGTTGTTGTAATTGGTTTTCATGCACAATCCGGGTGAACATTTTCCCGCTTTGTTTCATGTGAAAACGGACACTAAACATGTCGTCTTCTTGGTGTCGCCATTCAATGCTTTCCACCTCATCCAAGTCCAATAAAATTTCATTCATTCTAATAATCATTTTTTTTCCTCCAAAGGTATAGGCTTCGCACCTATTCGTATGTCATTCAACCGCCACATATACACGGCTGATACTGTCGCTGTATCTCTATGCCGACAATTCTTCCTCTTTATAACATGCTAAACAAGTTGTTGCTCTTTCTCTATCCCCATTAGTTCTATGATTGATATATAATGGGGGTGTTGATGTTCCACAATTCCAACAAGATGGCTGTTCAATTAATTCTAAATCATCCATTATATATCACCAGTAATTCAGCGAATCATCGTCGGAAGTATCAATTGCTTCTTCCAAGCCAGTTCCCAAACGAACATTCAGTCCGTAAAGGTTAATGGAAACAGGGTTGTATTCCCCGTCAATCGGATAGCCGCTTTCGTCTTTCTTTTGAGATTGGCTGGTTCGTCCAATAACGACAATATCCGAGCCAACGCCAAAGTCAATGTCCACATGGGAAGGAACCCAAACAGGAGTAGATTCGGGCATATCCTCATCCTCAAAGCCATAGTTTGCATCCAAAGGCTCAATCCAAATCACACGGTTGCCCGTGTTTTCGTTCACCTTGAGATTCATGCTAGTCACGATACCATCAGTAATAGCAATTTTCAATCCCTGCTGGGTTTGAATTTCTTGATGATAGGCTTCAATGTCCATTAGGTCAGTCACAAACTCACCCATGTTTTCAACCAAAGAATCCTCGTAATTGAAGGAAGAGGTGTCAAACCATCGTGGGTCGTCCTCATCCAAAATGTCAATGTAAGTCAAGGTTTCTAGAGTCTTGTTGCGAATACCGTAAATTGCATTTCTTTCCTCGTTGGGCAGACCGTAAAAGGTCAGCATTCGGAAAGTATCAGCACGGAAATTCTTAGCCATTTCATTCTTCAATTGAACAGTCCAAAGTTGGGTTTCACCATCTTCC